TTATATCGTCAAGCCGACGCCCCAGCTATTGAGGTCTACCACAATGCGGACAGGCATATCGGGCACCGAGGCGGCGCGCTCATCGACAGCGCGCTGTGCCTCCCGATGGTCAGCGAAGGCCCGCATGAAACCTTGGTCGTCCAGTAGCGGCACCAGCTTGCCACCGTTCTCCAGCTCGACCAGCGCGATATAGGACGCCATGGCTATCTCCTCCCCCTGTTGTAGCGTTTGGCGAACGTCTGGAGCATGCGCGTTTCCGACCTGATGTAGCGCTCGGCCAGGTGCTGCGCCTCCTCTGCCATATCCTCAAGCAAGGCGCAGGCGGGGAGGAACAGGTGCGGCGGGAGGAACTCGGCCGACGGGATATCGCCCGCCAGGTCGCGAACGCATTTCCACGCCCACCAGTTCGCCGCGTCCGGCCGCCGACAGCGCTTCATAACGCTTTCAACCATGGCCGCTAGCTCTAGATACTGTTCGCGGGAGATAACGGCAGGCGGGGGCGTCTGCGGAGCCTTGCGGGGGCGTCCGCGACCACGGGTCGAGGTCGGCACTTGGTCGAGCGTATGGGGCGGCAAATCGGACAGGGCGATATAGGGGACGCCGTCAATAACGGTCAGGCGCAGGTCATGAGCGGTCGCGGTAGGGTGATGCATGGTTGGGACTCCTGGTAGATCATGAGTCCGCCCGCTTGACGCCAATCAAGGGAGGGCGGGGCCGTGCGGGTTGGCGTACCGGTACCAGGGCCGGCGGGCCCGAAGGCCCCCACACACGGCCCCGCCCGTAACAGCGCGTAGCCATGTTGCGCCCACAAAAAAGCCGCGATAATGCGCGGCCCTTGCGAGCCTGGTAGCTGGGACGCCAATCCCGATCACAGATTTTGCTGTGACGGCTGGACGATAGTCCCGGCTAGCGGGTAGTGTCAAGCGTCTTTCGGTTAGGAGGTTGACGCTGTGCCACTCAAATGGATGTTCGTTGGGGCCTTCACCCTGGCCGCCTTGTCGGGCTGCGCGTCAGCCCCGCCCGGAATGGTTCAAGACTTGCGCCCCGAAGGTAATGCGGGGTTACGTTTGCAAGACGCGTCCCCCGACCGATGGGTTTTCAGCACTGGCACAGACCGAATGACAGGGAAACGGGGTTACTCGGCCGCCACTTGGTCTAAAACCGTCATCAACTTGCCATACCCTTATCAAGGTGAACAAAGGGCCTCACTTATGGTTGGCGTGAACGCGGGAGGCCATGTTTACGCCGTGGTCGGCATTCCTAAAGGTCAAATTAGCTGCATCCCAAGCGATGGGTGCGACTTGCGCATAAAGTTTAATAACGCATCTGTCGAAAGATATTCGGCGCATACAATGAACTTTGACAATTCAATGTTGTTCATTTACGGGGCTAGTCGTTTTATAGAGAAGCTGAAAGCCGCAGACAGTGTATTAATAGAGCTTCCAATATTTGACGCCCCTTCGGCCCTTCTGGAGTTCAAGACGGATAACCTACCTTGGGCACCCCGTAATACCCGCACCACTTCCCCCAGCACCAGCCCAACAGCCTCCCCGCCTCCCGCTGTCGCGCCCGCCCCGTCATCGCCTCAACCCACGGCCTACGGTAAGTCGAAAGAACAGCGCCTAGAGGAACTTCGAAGCCAGGCGCTGCCCTATGAGGAGTACCAGCGTAGGTATCAGCAAATCATGAGCGGGCCGTAACCGACTACGGCCCTTGGGCGAATCCGGCGACCACATGCGGCAGGTTGAGGCCTACCACGGCGAACAGCACAGCAGCGATAGCGACGGCCCCCAGCACTACCACGGCGACCACGGTGGCGCCTTCACGGTCGGAACGGCTCACGGGGCGCCCCCTTCGGCGCCTTTTATCGCCGCTTCCAGATTCTCCAGATAGACGCCATCCATTCCAGCAAAGTGACCTTGGTCACGGTGCCAGCGTAGCGACGCGGCCGCCGCTCGCGCCGCCGTCAACAGGGTTTCAATGTCCGCTTCGCGAACCTCTGCCGGAATGGTGCCGTCTAGCAGAACGCGCCGGATAGATTCCGCGTCGCCGAGTCGATCGAAGGGCAGGACCGCGACGACAAACTCTTTACGTGCCGAAGCTTTCACAAGTTGTTTCCTCAATAAAAAGTTGATTCATCAGGCAGCACTTGCCCGCGTTTCCGTCATGTGGAACGCCTTCAGGGCGGTCAACACGACATCTGTGACGTCACGGTCCTGGCGGTCGAAAATCTCCAGGCCGTAACCCCGGCGCCATACCACGCGCAAGGAAAAGCGGCCTTTCCTGTCCGTTACGGCGTCATGGCCGATACCCAGCGCCGAGCGATGGGGGGCATGTGCGCAGCGCACAGCGGCGATGATTGCAGCCTTGACGCGGACAAGGTACGCGGTGGATCGAAGGGCGGTTTTGTTCAGCATGGCTCTAGCTCCGTAGCTGTGCGGCAGAATTGCCGACAGGCACAATATAGAAACACATGATTCATGTGTCAACTAATTCTGCTCATCTTTCCGTTCGGCCTCCTTTAGCTCGGTCGGATAGAGCGCCCCCAGCACGCCGAGCGCCGCCGCGACAACCATTGCAGCGGCGAACCGCTGCGCCGCCATCAACAGCGCCCCGCACGCCCACATAGCGGCGCCTAACGTCAGCAGGACCAGCACCAAGCGTAGGAACGGCCACCATGGCGGCACGGCCAGGTGCGGCGACTTATCGTTCTTCGCCATGCGTCACCCCCGCCCATACGGACGACACGTCGAAGCGCTCCAGGACCGCGAAACGGAACATATCTGACGCCCACCGGGTTTCTATGACGGGCGCGAAACGCGGGTGAACGAGGCGCCCACAGCGGTCTATGTGCCTGGCATAGACCGCCGCGTCCGCTTTGCGGCGAAATAGCAACGGCTCGAAATGCGGGCCGATTGAGCCGGTTACAATGAAGCAGTCGCCGTCGGCGCCTTCGGTCCTGTCAACCACGTTACCCATGATCATTTCTCCCCAGTAGCGGCGGCCAGGGCGGCCAGGGCGGCGCGCTTTGCCTGCGCCAGTTCGTCGGAATCGGACGGGTCCGGCTCCAGCCAGGAAGCGGCGGCCAGGTCGACCAGCGTCTGTACCAACTGAGGTGCTACCTCAACCATGGCGGCCAGGCGTTCAAGCTCCGGATCGACCTGGCGCGGATTCGTGCTAGAGGCCGTATGTACGCGCAGGAAACCACCCCGCCCATGCACGTCTAGCCAATAGGTTTTGCACCCTTCGGTGCCGGCGCGGCGCACCAGTTCAACGGCCATTGGATGCACTCCTTTTGCGGCGGATGTTGTCGTTAATCGCATTGGCGATGTCCTGCGCGGCGCGGTATGAGGTGAACATCAGGCCGCACATGTGCTGAAACTCTGCGGCGCACTTGTCCGGATCGACCTTCAATTGGTAGCCGTAGGGGCTTGTCCCGGTCACGTAGGCGAATTTTTTCGCGGCCATAGCTCAAGCCTCCCCCGGTTCGAAATAATCGCGCTCCAGGGAATAGCTCCCGAACTCGGTATAGGGCACGCGGATAGCGTCATAGACCCGCGGGCCGAAGGCATCGGAAAGCCCGACCCCGTGTCCCATCGCTTGCATGGCGCAGTAAAACCCGAACATCTCCGGTGAGTGTTCCCGGTCGCCTTTGTCGTCACTGTTTTCGGCAATTTCGACGGCGCGCAGGAACAGCGACTCCAAGTCGAAGGGCGGCGACTTCACGTCGTTAGCGTGCAACATGCTGGCGGCCAGAGTATCGGCCGCGTGAAGTGCCGCCGGGTCGATCACTTCCGGTAACTGGTCCATGATCTCGCCGCGCAGCGACTGGCCGCATTCTTCGGCCTGTTCGGCATAGGCGGACCCGAAAAACGCCAGGGCCATATGCCGCTTGATTTTGCCGTGAAGGGACATTTACGCGCCCTCCCGTGCAAGATATTCGTAGGTCGGTTTTTCGGCCTCGGTCCAGCGGACGCCGTAGCCGTGCGCCAGTTTATCGGCTAACTGGCGCGCCGTTTCGTGGTGATGATCACCGAGGGTTTCCACCGCCCAGAGGCTATCCGATACCTCGGTTTTCTCGCCTTGGGGGTCCAGCAACGTGACCACTACGCCCACATAGCGCCATTCGTCATTGCACCACGCGCGCATATACTCGAAGTCGGCGCGGGCGGCCCTTGCGGCCTGCTGGCGCTTAGTTTCCGTACCGTCGTTATACGGGGCCGCGTCCCAACCATCGCGTAACGCGATGCGGCAGGCTTCGGCGAAGTCGTAATAGCGGCAGGAGGTGAAAGTGTTTCGGCTCCGGCTGTTCAGCAGCAGTTCACCTGACCGCTTGTCGCGCTCGGTCCAATCGGAAACTGGGCCGTGACCGTCCGCCATTTCCCACGGGGCGCCCGCGTCATAGTCGTCCTCGAAGTCCACGGCGAAAACAAAGTCTTTGCCGCCGATGCTCAGCTCTATGCGTTCCATTTGTTGTTGCCTCAATAAAAAGTTGATTCGAAGGCGCTAGAATTGCTGCACTTCGTCGATGTCGGTCACGTCCCGCCCCTGCTGGTCCACGCATACAGCGGCGACGTGTTTAAACCCATCGGCCCGCCAGCGGTCGGCCTCTGCCGTCAATTCACGGGAACAGGTCACAGCGGCGCGGGGGCCGTCCGCTTGGGCGACCGCGTATATCTGGCAGTCATCCAGGGCGGCAGTAGTGCAAACGTAAACAAGCAAAGTAGCGGCTGTGTCGAAAGTTAAAGGCATTGGGGTTAACCTTCTATGAGTTGAATGTTCAGCAGGTGAGCGACCCGGCGCGCCTCGGTCTTTGTGTTCGGCCAAGGTTGAACAAGGTCGCGCCCTTGTTCGTCCACGATGCGCCATGCGTTCACGAACCAACCGCGCTTTAGGTTGAAACGTTCCTGCCGGTCTTTTTTCAGGTATCCGCTTTTCATCAGGTCACCCCCGGCGATTCAGGTAGGCGAAGAAATAGCGCGCCGTGGAGCCGTTGGCGTTCTTCGGTTTGCGATAGGCGTTCGCCCTGGCTGCATCCACCAGCGCCTCCACGGCGCCGCTGTTCAACGTGTGGAAGTCGGCCGAAAAGTCGACAACCGAACGCAAGGTTTCCCGGATTGCGGCCTTGTCGCGTGCCATGATTAGAAGCCCTCCAGCAGTTCGGCCAGCTTTCCGCGTTCGGCGGCAGTGAAGAACGCCCACACGTCCGCCAAGACTTTGCAGCATCCGTCATAGATGGCCAGGGCCTTTCGGCTGTCCGGGTCATAACCGAAGTCGGCGCACCAATCATTGAAATTCTGGTCTGCGCCGTTGGCGTCCGACAGCAGGCAGTAAAGAACGTCGGCGGCGCACGGCGGGGCCGGCTTCAGGTAGCGTTTTTCCCACTCCACGCGGGCGAGAATATGGGGCGCCAGTCGGGCGATGTCCGGCGGCATCGGCCGTTCGAATTTACGGTGGCCGGTTCCCGTGAAGTATGCGTGCGCTAACTGGCGGCCTTCACGGTCCGAACCGCGACGGAACAGCGGCGCCCATTCGTCGCATTCCCATCCGTCGCGCTTCGTGGCGCCGCGCAGGATCACGGAAAACTCTACGCCAGCAACCGCCAGGAAGTCGGCGACGGCCTGCTGCTGTTCGTTCAATTCCTTAGTCATTTGTTGAATCCTCAACCGTTTGTTGTTTGGCGGATCGGATGCCGCCCGTTGAAAACCGACGGCGCATTTATGTCAGCACATGAACCATGTGTCAACAGTAGCGCCAGCCGCTCCCCCTTTCTCTATTCCCCGCCACCTGGCCGCCCTGCCTGGCCGGGGCCGGCATCAACCTGGCGCCCCCTTTCCAGGTCCGCCACTCCGGTGGTCTTTGCCGCTTCGCGCCCCTTCTTGCTCCAGCCCTCCCTTACTTCGCCGACCCCGCCGCTACAGATTTTTCTTACTTGAGAAACCTAGCCGGATCCCTACTCGTCCTTACTTGAAAAACCAGGCCCGTTCCCCGGCGCGGAAGCCCTGGCTTACTTGAAAAACCTCGCCGGATCCCCGCGGCTCCGCTTACTTGAAAAACCTCGCCGGATCCCCGCCCCTTTCTTCGACCGTTCAGCTGCAGAAGCGCAAAACGGAGTTGACAGCCGATTCGTATGTCTTATATTCCACGCTACTGCGCAGACCGAACCCGGAAACCTCCTTATGGCGAAATCGACACCGACCCATACCTCCGATGACCTGGATCTACCCGACGTCGACTCGGGTGTTGCCGTACCACCGAAGCGCCGGCCGCAAGCTGACAGTTTCACCAGCCGACTCGTCGAGCTGGACCTCGGCGAGACTGAAGCACGCGCTGTCCGCTTCCCCGACTGTGCGCACCCCTGGCCCGACATCCAGGCGGCCAAAGAGCAGCTCAAGTCGACAGTCACCGGCCAGGTGCGGAACGCAAGGAAGCGCCTACCGGACGCTCGGTACACCCTTGCCATGGGCGACTTCCGGGCACCGAACGGCGACACCATGGTCATCGCGACGGTGACTCGCATCGAATAGGGCCTCGGCCTTATTTGTTGTGTTTAACTCAACTAACTGTAGTATAAACAACACAACGATGATAGATCACCCCTGGAGAAAAACCATGAACGACAAAGCAACCAGCCTCCCCTGCTTGGGGGCGCGCTCAACGGAAATGGCCCTTGCGGAAACGCCCACCACCCTTCTCGACCAAGGGGCTTCCGCTCGCCCGCAGAAACAACAAACGGTTGAGTCGGAACTTCCCACGCTGTTCGAAGCGGCACGGAAGGAAGACCTGGCCGCAGCTCGCAGTGCCCTGCTCGACGTGAAAGATGGAGGCCTGCGCCTGATTGTCGAGTGGTCCAGCTACGACGAGGACCTAAGCGTCCGGATCGTCGATGCGGGTAACTGCGAACTGCAGGGCGCCCACTACAAGGACTGGCTCCTCGGCCTGCAGACCATCAAATCGGCCTACCACGGCACCGAGGACGGCTTCAAGGTGTTCCGGCAGTGGTCGGCCCAGGCGCTGGCGCCCTATGAGGTGCCCGAGAACCACGGAGAGCGCTGCCGCATCGCCTGGAACTCGCTGAAGTCGGAACCCCTGAGTTTCGAAGAGGCGTGCGACCGCCTCGCGGAACACCCCGCCTTGCTGGTGGACCCCGAGTACGTGGCGAGCATCGCCACTTCCATCAACCGGCTCAGCGACATGTCGCACGCCCTCAACCGCTACGCCGGCTGGTGGAGCGACCTGGAGACCGGCGAACCGAAGGAGCGCAACGACGGCGAGCTGCTCTGCCTGATCATCAGCGAGGTGATCGAGGGCTTCGAGGGGGTCCGCAAGAACCTGATGGACGACAAGCTTCCTCACCGCAAGATGATCGAGGTGGAGCTGGCAGACGTGCTGATTCGCATCGCCGACTACGCTGGCGGCCGCAACCTGGACGTGGGTCGAGCGCTGATCGAGAAGATGGCGTTCAACCAGACGCGCCAGGACCACACCCGCGAGGCCCGCCTCGCACCGAACGGCAAGAAGATCTGAGGGGGACAACCGTGGAATTCAAGCACATGCACCTCAAGGTCCTTCTCGACCATCTTGAATACGACACGTCCGCTCTTTCGGAGAAGGCCGCTCTCGCGCAACTCCGAGCAGCCGGCCTTCTCAACCGGAGAGGCTGGGCTAAAGACGTGCCTTCCTTGAGAGCCAGAACGGTGATCGACGCGGCGGTTGAATTCGCACGCCTCTTCGCTACCCCAGACGCAGCCAAGCCTGGAGTTCTCTTCTCGGAGGTGCATCGCCCTCCGGCAATAACTCACAAACCGCTCATCCACGAAGCCGTTGCTGGCGAAACCTGGCTGGTCAGCATCGGCGGAGATCCTCGACTGGTCCGCAGGACAGTGATCGAGATTGGCCCGAAGATGGTCGTACTGGGGCGGAGAAGTAACAAACACGCCCTCACCTACAGCCGCGAGCGCTACCTGTCGGAGGGCGTGCGTTTCGTCCAGCAGGTCGGCGTGAGAGCGAAAGGCGCCTGACCACGGGATAGGTGCGTCTGCAGAAACAACAAACCATTGAGAAAGCAACCATGACTCAAGAAAAAGCATATTCGTTCAAGAGCCTCCGCCGCGACAAAGCAATCAAGTCGCGAGACCTCTACCGGGTGCGCTACTCCGACCTGGTGGTCGTCCCAGGCAACAACGAGCGCGACAAGGACGAGCGCTACTGGCACAGCATCAACGCCCTTGAGAAGTTCCTCCTGGGTGGAGGTCAAGTGGCCCCCTTGGAGGTCGAGGTCAACCCGAAGACGGGCGCCATTGAGATCGTCCAAGGGCACCGCCGCCACGAGGCCTTCGGCCGCGTCATCCCGGCCAAGCAAGAGCAGCTCCGGTCGCTGATCCGGGAGGACATGGCCGAGGCGGACAAGGCGAAGCTGCTCGAAAAAGTTGACGACCTGGAGTTCATCGAATGCATTCCGTTCCAGGGCAACGATCTGCAAAAGCTAGTGCGCATCGGTACGGGCAACGAGCACCTCGCGCTCACGGAAGTGGAGACCGCCCGACTCTACAAGCGGGCTCAGGTCGAGTTCGGCTTGAACGCGACGGAGATCGCCAAAGCGTTCAACAAGCCCCGCGACCACGTCGACAGACACCTTGCCTTGGCGAATGCGGACCACGGCGTTCAGGAAGCCGTCAAGACCGGCAAGATCGCCGTCACCGAGGCGGTCAAGATCGCCAAGGAGCACGGCAGCGACGCCGTTGAAGTCATCGAGAAGGAGTACGCCAAGGCGGTCAAGCAGGGCAGCAAGAAAGTTACGGCTGGCACGATGAAGGGGAGCCCCCTGCCTCGCCCCGTCGTGAACGACCTAGTCGGCAATGTCGCCAAGTTTCGCCGCAGCCTCAGCCCCGAAGCGGAGGCCGTCGTCAACGACTTCCGTGAAGGGCGCATCGACGGCGGTCAGGTCACCATCGACGTCGTACCGTTGATGGCGCTGCTCGCGGCCCACGGGAACGTTGAAGCCGTGCAAGAGGAGCAACGCAAACGCGCCGAGGCGAAAGCGGCCAAAGCCGCCGAGAAAACAGAGGGCGCCAAGACTGACGACGACGATCTGTGACCGCCATGCCGACGATCCAGGTTGCCTCGGCAGAAGGCCACATCCCCGCAGAAGTGTTCGAGACGTTCTGGTTCTCCCTAGACGGGGACCGGTTCCTCTTCGCTCTCACTCAGATGCGCGGTGCATCGGGCGTGGCTGTCACCGATTACGTCAGCGGTTTCGCGGTCATCCGCCGCCTCTTGGACGAGCGCGGCGACGAGATCGACCCACGAGAACACGCCCCGCGCTCCCTGTGCGTTATGGGCGGGTACGCCCTGCGCCATCTAGCCGCTGTGCACGACGAGGTGAAGATCAAAACCGCCATTCAAAAGGCTCAACGAGGCAGCACCCTGAACGAACTCGATTTCTAACCAGAGGAATAAGCAATGCGTAAACACAACATGGCGCTCGAAACGCTGACCGCGATGAACCAGCGGCAGCAGGAGCAGTTCACCCAGGCGACTGTTCTCGCCATCGGCGTGGTGATGAAGAAGGTCGGCATCAACGAAATCAGCGTCGGACCCGAAGACTTCGCCAAGCTGCTGCCGGGGGAGAAAGTGACCGTCGAAGAACTGGTCGGCGGGGGCTTCACCTACCGCCTCACCCAGCGGCCTCAGCTGGCCTCACAGGAGGGCTAGATCATGTTCAAGAACATGATGTTCTACCGAGTCACCAACCCCGATCATGTCGCCACGCTCAACGACTGGGAAGGCCTCGGTGCGCTACTGGCCGAACTGCCGGCACGCGAGCCCACAGGCAGCCAGTGGCGGGCACTCGGCTTCGATCTGCCGGCTCCGCGGTTGAGCGACGAGTTGGTCTGGAGCGCACCGTCCGGTGCCAACCTCTTCACCTTGTATGTCCATGAGCGTCAGCTGACCGGCGCCACCATCCGGGAACACGTCGCCGCGAGAGTCGAGAAGATCGAGAGTCGCGAGCAGCGGAAGTGCTACCGCAAGGAACTGGCGCAGATCCGCGACGAGGTCGAAGCCGATCTTCTGCCGCGGGCATTCATCAAGCACAGCGTCATCAACATGCTGGTGATCGGCAACCTCCTGGTCGTCGAAAGCAGCAGCGCCAAGAAGGCGGAGGATGCCCTGGACGCCCTGCGGCGCGCCATGGACTCACTGTCTGTCCGCCCCCTCACCTTCAAGGTCGAACCCTCTGCATGGCTCACCGAGATCATGCGCTCCAACGCGTACGACAACCTCAAGCGGCTGGACGCAGCCAAGCTGGTCAACAGCGAAAAGGACGTGGTCACGTTCAAGGGGGTCAACCTGGACGACGAGGAACCCCAGTCCTACCTCAACAACGCCTTCCGCGTCGCCGAGCTGCTGGTTGCGTTCAGTTGGGAGGGCGAGGACCAGATGTACTTCAAGGTCAGCGACCAGCTCATTTTCAAAAGCATCAAATTCGACGACCTGGTGCTGGGGGAGATCGGCAAGGACTCGGATGGAGATCCGGCCGCCACCCTGGATGCGTCCCTGGCGATCCTAGTGGGGACGATCCAGCGCTTGGTCGGCACCCTGGCTGACCAGTTGGGGGAAGACCTACCGAGCAAGCTGGCGAACGACGTAGCCGCCGTTATCGCCCCGATCAAGAACGGCGGATCCATTTCGATCAACGGCGTCGAAGTCTACCGCTCTCCCGATATCTCGAAGGACCGCCTGAAGGACGTGATCGACGACGAGGACGGTGACGATGATGAGTTCGAGCAGGCCCGCCGGCAAACCGAGGATGACGACCTATGACCTTCGACATCAACACAGCAGTGATCATCGTGGAGCAAGACGTGGAACAACCCGGAACCCGACGTAAACGCGGCGTGGACATGAACGACCCGAAGGTCAAGACCCTGCTCTCCATGGGGGTTGGCGATAGCTTCTTCCTCGCCGACGTCACCAAGAAGGACGTCCGCCCGTTGCTCGACCTGGGCAAGAAGGTGAACGTCCCGCTGATCGCCCGCGACGTTGACCTGGACGAGATCTACCAGAAGGCCGGGGTCCGTGTGTGGCGCATTGACGAAAGCGAGGTGCGTACACGCCGTACCAAGGCTCAGATCGAGGCCGAGAAGCAGACGCTGACCGTCGACAAGAACGCGTACCTCAAGGACTCCGTGCGGTACTGGCACCACCCCGAGTCTGAGTGTGTGTTCCGCACCGGACCCGGCACGGGCAAAGGTCACCCGAGTGGACCTGATTTCGATGAAGCCCAGACGCTCATGGAGATCGACGAGGCTGAGTACATCCGCCTCTCGGCCGAGTACGACGATCTTTAAACGGGGAGGCGCAGATGGATACTGCAGTCGACCTCTTCGCTGGCATGGGCGGCTGGACCACCGGGGCGCGTGCTGCTGGAGTGAATGTGGTGTGGGCCGCCAACCACTGGCCCACCGCCGTCTACTGGCACGCAGCGAACCACCCCGAGACGGTCCACGTCTGCCAGGATCTGCAGCAGGCAAACTGGTCCAAGGTCCCCTGGCATAACCTACTCCTGGCGTCGCCGTGTTGTACCGGCTTCACCAAGGCGCGAGGTAGGCCGGAAGGGAATCCTGAGCACGATGCCGCCCGCAGCACAGCCTGGGCTGTGATCGACGCACTGGAATACCACAAACCAGACGGCGCGGTAGTCGAGAACGTGCCGGAGTTCCTCACCTGGTCCCTGTACCCTGCTTGGGAGTATGCCGTGAAGGCGCTCGGGTATGCCGTTTCACCCCATGTCGTTGACTGCGCAGACCTCGGCGTCCCGCAGAACAGGGTAAGGCTCTTCTTGGTCTGCACTCGCAGCAAGGCGCCTCTCCAGCTCAAGCTGCCGAAGTACGACCATGTGCCGGCTTCGTCCTTCATCGACTTCGACTCCGGCAACTGGACGTTGATCGAGAAGCCAGGTCGTGCCGACGCTACGCTGCGCCGGGTGCGCAACGGGCGGAAGGACTTCGGTGACAGGTTCGTGATGCCCTACTACGGATCCGGCTCCGGTCTCACTGGTCGAAGCCTTGAGCGCCCGATAGGGACCATCACGACCCGCGCTCGATGGGCTGTTGTCGATGGTGACCACATGCGAATGCTCACCGACGACGAAACCCTGCAAGCCATGTCGTTCAGCAAGGACACGCTCAGGCCCACCAACCTGAAGCTTTGCACCCACATGGCGGGCAACGCGGTGCCGCCGCTCGCCGGTTACAGAGTCCTGGAAACCCTCCTCGCCGCTGCCTAACGGCAGAACGATTTAGTCGTATTTAGTTGACACACGATTCGAGTGCATCTAGATTACGACTAAATCAACTTTCTGTTGTATTTACATCATAAAGGTGTGCAAAATCTATCAAGGTCAAGTCCCGGAGGAAGCACCATGGAAATCTTTCGCAGGTTCTGCAAGCGCAAAGCCGATCTCATAAATGCCGACCTCGAATCGGTTGTGCCGAATCGGTGTTCGAAGCTCGTAACCATCACGTTTCGAGACTGGACGAGCGATCCGGCGAAGCTGTCCGCCATCTTGAGCGAGCGAGAAGCACGACACCTGCATAAATTCCTCGGCGACGCGCTTGCGCAGATCGATCAATGACCAGGAGGGCAAGACGATGACCACCAAGCTGAACGCCACCAAGACCAAAAAGGTGAAAGCGGTAGTCGCTCAGACCGGAGTCACCGAAGCGGAAGCCGTTGAGGCACTGGAAGCTGAGGAGTGGCTGGAGTCAGAAGCCGTGTTCAACATCCGCGCCGAGTTCAACGCCAACATGCGCAAGCGCAACGAAGAACGGGGCTTGCTGTGATGGCCCGACCTACCCCTGAACAGGCCCGCAACAAGCTGGGCCTGTTGGCCGCAAAGAAGCTGGAAACCGCAGCCGAAGCACTACACGCCTACCGCATGGCCTGTCTCAACTGCGACGACCACGCAGCCCAGCATGACCGCCGCAAGTCGCTGGTAGGCGAGCTTCAGGAGATGGCGGCGTGGCTTGAAGGCTGCTGCAAGTAGCCGCCCCGGCGAACCGGGGCATCACCGAGGAAAGGACATGAATAACGCACGGCGCAAACAACTCGCTGAAATCGTGGATCAAATGCAGGAACTGCGCGCACGCCTGGATGAACTGCAGAGCGAGGAGCAGGAGGCATTCGACAATATGCCGGAGAGTCTGCAACAGGGAGAAAAGGGCCAGCAGTCGGAGGCTGCGGCTGAGCGCATCGGCAATGCCGGCGACAGCCTAGATGAGGCGATCAGCGCGATAGAAGAAGCGCAGGAATAACCCGCCGCCCTGCCGGTAGCAGGGTATCACCAGACCCAACACACCCAGCGATAGGCGGGAAGAGAGGGAGACATGGCAAAGCGTGGACAACTGACCACCAAGGTCAAAAAAGAAGCCCAGCGCCTGCTTGGCAAGGAAATCACTGTGCGCGAACTGCGCCTGATGCCCTACGTGCAGAGCGTGATGATCAACGACCGGCGCATCGACCTGCGCAAAATCAACGAAGAGGAACGCGCAATCCTTTCGGACTGGCGCGAGCGCGGATGGATCGGGGGAGGTGCAGCCGGGATGACTATCAGCAAGGCCTTCTGGAAAGCGATCCACACCCTCCTGCTGATCGCCTACGTCGACTACGAGAACCAGCCTGCCGATTAACCCTGCGAAGCATAGCCGGGAGAACAACATGAACAGAAGCCATATCATTGAGGCTCTGCGGGCCGCCGATTGGTCCAACACCCCCAACGGCAACTTGGCCCTGATCCAAGCAGCTATCGAACATCTGGAGGCGCAGCCCTCCTCGGTGATGGGGCGTGTACCCGACGCCGTCGTTGAACCGAAAAGCCGCTATATCCACCGGAACGGCGTCGAGTACGAGGTGGTGATGATCGCCAACGGCGAAAGCACCAACCCGAAGTACCCTCCAACCATCGTGTACCGGGGGGTAGCCAATGGGAAGGTCTGGGCTCGCCCAGCTTGTGATTGGGATCGTTCAATGCAGTTGGTGGAGCGTCCTGCCCCGGCGAAGGCAGAGGGCGCGGATCAACCCGCCATGGCCGACTACGAAGAGGCCCTGGTCGATCACCGTCGTCTCGTGCATGAGCTGGACGTGCTACTGAATGGCGAAGACGGGGCCGCCCAGCAGGCAAGCCTCTGCGATCTGGTCGCTCAGGTTCGCACGCTCCGGCTGGTCCACGACGAGAACGTGCCCACCGACAACCTGGGTCAGTCCCTGCTGATGCTCGAATTCGCCCTGATGTTCGCTCTCTGCAACTTCCAGCACGCCGGCAGCCGGAACGACGTGAAAAAGGCGCAGACCCGACTGCAGGAAGTCCTGCGCTTCCTCTCCGGCAAAGCCAAGGGCTTCCACCTGAACACTACCGAGCTGGGTTATTGCGCTGAAAACCCTGACGTGCTGCGCGCCCTGGCCTATGAACACGACGCTCGTGCTGCCGAGGCCGAGGCTATAGATCTATCAGGCGCCGTCAGCACGCACGAAACTCGCGCCGCCGTGCTCCGCGCCGAGGCCAAGCGGATCGAGGACGAGCTGTGATGGACAAGTTCTGTGACTGCAACCAGGGCCGGCCGCCGTGCAGCTGTAAGCCCAGAAACTCGGCGATGGACATTACACCCGAGCATTCGCAGGTGATCTCGAAGCACGGGCGTGACGCCATCGTGGCTCAAGCTCAGCCAGTGGAGGCGGAACAGCCGGAAGTGGTGGCAACCCTAGAACCGTACACCTACGACGATCCGGAGGGTGTCTGCTACGTCGAGCTTCGTAAGAACCTCACCAACCAGGATGCTATCGAAGGCGATGACCGCCTGATGATGGTCAGTCAGCACAGGCGCATCGTCGGGACGCTGCGGGCGGCGAACGCGAAGCTGGAGAAAGAACTGGCGATGGCACGCGACGCCGCGTCCAAGGGTGACGCTGCCCGCCACGCTGCTGGCGGTATGGAAATGGAGATCCGGGAGCTACGCGAGAAAGCAGCCGAGCTGCAGAAGGAGCTGCGCAGCCGTTGGACCTACGCCAGCACCCAGGCAACCAATTGCGCCGGTTGCGGGGAGCACAAACACACCCCGCTGCGCGTCGACTGGATGAGCGGCTATGTCTGTCTGACCTGCATCAAGCGCAAACTGGAAGCCCTGCGCTCAAGGGCGGTGGTGATCCCGGACGCCAAGGCGGCGCGTGTCATCCTTGATGATGGGTCGGCTGGCGGTCTGTTCAGCAGTGTCGAAGCGGCAGAGGAATGGGCGTCGATATGGAACTCGGATAGCCGGAACACTGCCCGCGTCTACCCGATGGTGAGAGTCGACGAACTGGCGCACCTCAACGGCCTGACGGTCAGCGAGGAGCTGTTGCGCACTGCGTGCTTCGACGGCGAGCAAGCGGCAGCTAAGGCCATGAACGCGCTGCGCGCCATGCTTTCCTCTGGCGAGGAGGACTGACCATGATGCGAGTACTGATCCCTATCATCATCGTCGTACTGTTCGGGTGGTCAATCATCGCGGTAGCTCCGCCGCTCCTGAGCTTCGTCAGCTGGAAATGGGGGTGCCACCTGTGAGCCCGAAACTCGAACTCTTCGCGTTTCCGCAGTGGCCTCGCGAGGTGCGTATCCCCTGCCCCTACTGCAAGTACAATATCTGCGGTAACGCCCCAGACGACCAGCGCCTGTTCAACTGCCCGATGTGCCGCGCACAGCTTCAGGGGAGAGAAGAAGACGGCAAGGTGACGCTGCGGATGAACCTGCAGACCTTCCTCGCCAGCCCACAGATCAGCTTCATCGAGAACAAGGCCCCGTGGCCAGGTGAAGTCATGAGCGCCGTCCCCTACAGCCGCACGGCGGTGTCGATGTTCTCCTGCTGGGTTGAGCCGGAGGTCGCCGGCCGGCGGGTTATCACGGCCATCACTGCCGACGGCAAACCCTGGCCCTGGACGACAGACCGCAAGGGGCTTGTAGGTGCGGCAATCGACAGGCTCAAGCCCGAACTGGAGCACCTGGCCTCGATCCTCCGTTTCAACGGCGACCGCCCATGGATGCTGGGCGCCGCGGTCGAGGGCGTCCTCACTCCGGACGGCGCGATGCTCGTCTACCACGCCATGCCACTCACTTCGCTGATCTGCGGCTCCGACTGCCTGCAATTAAGCGTCCGACAGATCGACTTGCAGGAGGCTATGTCCGACCTCGGTGGCGGGCTCCTACGCCTGATGCCGCAACGCCCGATCAAGACCACGGCCAACAGCAACAGCGATCAGTGGACTGCCAGTGAGGCAGATCTCGACAAGGCCTGCCAGCACTGGAACGTACCGGCCGTCATCATCAAACAGAACTACGGCATGTGGCGTACCGGCGCGAACGACGCCTGGATGCGCTACGAGGAGAGCGACCTATGAGTGAAGAGATCCGCATGAGCCGGGATGCACTGATCACCCCGGAGGGCATTCTTCGCCCTCAGATACAACAAACCTTTGATTCGGCAGATTTAAGTTGGGTCGACGAAGGGCACCGGCCAGGGCTGAGGAACATCGTGCGCGAGCTGCTCGAAGCGCAGCCCAAGCGCTACCGGTTCACGCCGGGTGGCTACCGCCAGCTAATGGCTGACGCAAAAACCATCTGGGACGCCGAGTCTCTCGGCTCCGACTAGATAGATCACGCCTGGAGATACAACAAATGGTTGATTTTGCATGGAATTACCTGGCCCGTCTGCTGACCAAACCGCGCATCGCAGACGCCCTCATCCGGTTCGCAAAGCGCACACCGTACTTGCACCTGCGGAGCCCTGATGGCTCGGTGTACATGGAGCGCTACTGGGTCTTCAACCCCTACGACCGCGTCACCAATGTGCCGCGCTGGGCGCCGCTGATCCCATTCTCGATCCGCGTGCACCACATTCGCCGGGAAGACCTCGACCGACATCTTCATGACCACCCCTGGAACGCCCGCACGATCATCCTGAAGGGCTGGTACATCGAGAAACGCCTGGTCGACGAGAGCAATCCGCTCTACCAGGTGGCCATCGCTCGGATACCGGAGGCCCTTGGCGGCTGTGAGATCGGGGCAATCGAAGTCACGGAGACTATCTGGCGCCGCCCCGGTGACACCGCCGCCCTGAAGACCGGTCAGTACCACTCGATCTGTGAGGTGAGCGATGGCGGCGTCTACACCCTGTTCATTTCCTGGAAATGGCGCGAGACCTGGGGCTTCCTCGTCGATGGGGTCAAAGTCCCCTGGCGGGAGTACCTCGGTCTGCAGCAGGGGGAAGACCTGCAGGAGCCCAAGCCATGACGCGCCAGCCCCATTACGTCGTGGTCACGGGAGGCCGTTACTTCACCAACAAGGACGTGATCTACGGCACCTTGAATGCGGTGCTCAGCGAGTTCCGCAAATCCAACAAGGCGGGCACCCGCCGCTTCGTCCTCGTCCATGGCGCCGCCCCTGGCGCGGACACACTCTCCGCACGCTGGGCCAGGGACTGCGGTCTCGCCGCTCTTGCTGTGCCGGCCGAGTGGATGACGTTCGGGCGGTCTGCCGGCCCGCGCCGCAACGCCGAGATGCTCGAATGGGTCCCGGCGAAACTGCTTGTAGCGTTCCCCGGCGGCCGAGGGACCGCCCACATGGTCGCACTGGCTCGCCGCAGGGGCCTACCTGTTCGCCAGGTGCACATACCGTCGAGCGATGACGACGAGTTCGAAGTGGCGCGAGCCTCTCTGCAGAAGATCGGAGGTGCGCCGTGAGGATCTACCGGCAGTTCGTCCGCCTGGGGAGCCGCCCCGTCGTTTTCGCATATATCCGGGCAAACTGGTTCGAGCGAAGAGCGATCAGGCGCATCGCAGCGCGGCACAACCTGGCTCCCGCCTATGACTGGCCAGGCCCAAGGCGGTACAAGGCGAGTTTCGTCCTTGCGCCGAAGGGCCGCCTCTGCCCAGACCGCGGGCCCTGCCCACATCCGGAGGTCAACCCCTGGTATCGCCGTATCGTGCTCGACCGCAGGTTCACATGGCTCGATACCGGGATCCTCGCCGCCAGCGGCCCCGGATTCGCCCATTGGCCGCTGGCCTCTGCCATGGTCGTGCTACTGCTCGTCGGTTTGTCTGCGTACCTCCAGTGGAAGGGGGAGCGCACATGACCAGTTGCAAAGCGCGTCAGCACAGCGACCAGATCCTCTGCGAGTGCGGCCTGGGATGGGACGTCAACGACCCCGACCCACCCCAGTGTCCAAAGCTCGCGGAGAGCCCCAGGACGCTGGCTAAACCGAGCCAGGCGGCAGCCATAGGCCGGAAGACCGAGCGGCGCACTCCAGCAGTCGGCCGCTCCTGGCTCCAACACATCCGCTCTCTGCTGGCGGCCAAGCGATGACCTACCTCGACGCCACTCTCTGTATTGCACTCGCAGCGCGGATCCACCGTAACCCGGCGAGCGTGCGAGCCACCGTCAAGAAGTGCCTCAAGCGCATGCCACGGGCACAACGCGCCGCCCTCCCCCTGATCGCCTCAAGCCGCGACCCGCTCGCGGTCGTAGAACGCATGTTGGAGAACCTCGAATGACACCCAAGATCGAATGGCGGGCATACCCGTCAGCAACCAAGACTGTGATCATCCAAGCAGCCATCAGAGCGCCCAAAGACGCCTTTCGCCGCGTGAAGGACGTGTTCAGCACGAAAGAGGTGAGCTGCGACGCTACGAGCGATGAAGTGGCGGCCAAGCTGCAGCAGATGCGCCTGGAGGTGGTCCGACTGCACGATCAGCTCAACCGAGTTCTTGATTACCGGGGAGGCAGGCGCTGAGGTCATCCTCCGCCTGTCGGCAAAAGCTGTACGAATAACCAGCATTCAGGAAAATAGACGCCCCCACCTTACCGGGGTCTCCCATGCCCAACAATCAATACCGCCCGCCCGAACGCCACGAGATCGCCGGCATCCAGTACATATCGGAGGCGTTCAAGTACAACTGGCTGGGTATTCACATGTGTGATCGCAACAGGGCGATAGCCTTACTCCTGGAGCGCGCCTCTCCTTCCCTGCTCAGCCCAATGTTCGACCTGGACGTAGGGGCGGTGCTGCAGCAAGCGGATAGATACGCAGAGACCAAATGCGCGAAAGACAGGGACGTTCTCCGCGAGCTGGCCATCGACCTCGTCGCGAAAGCTGCCGGATGAACTACTTACCCGTCCGCTTCCAGCCGCAGCGCTTCGCGCCTGCCTCATTGTGGGCGAGGATCTGGTCAGCGGTGCCTTTAGTGAGACTATCCACTCGACTCACGTAAATCGGTCTAGCCCAGGTGCAGCCGAGGTCAGTCTCGGGACCAGTCGTCCCGCAGCCGCTCAGCAGACTCGCCATCAGGCATACGGTCAATCTGCACATCCACATCACGACGATCCTCCGCGGCCTCCACCTGCCGGCGAGAGGCCTTTTGTTCGACAGCCTGGCGGGCCGCTCGCCCGCCGAGGGCATAGGCGCCGAACAGAACTGCCGCTACCGCAAAAGCGGTGAGCAGCGCGCTCTGCAGGCGCGACAGCAGGCCCGCAATCACTCCAGGCCCGCCTGATGCTTCTTAACTTGCGAATAGGCGATGAACGCCGCCACGGCGATGGTCGCAACACCGAAGGCGATGCGGACCCATGAGCCGGAGCTGATATGAGCATCGGCCTGGCTCATCGCGGAGGACACAGCAGGTAGCACATCGGCCAGTTGGCCGATGCCGATACCTCCGGCAACAGTGGCGCTGACCGTCTCTTTGGTCACTGGCACCTTGGCCACCTGCGGTGCCGGCTTGGAGATGCCCGCACGCCGCAACCCCTCGTCAATCATCGCGGGGTCCCAGCGATACAGCTTGCCAGTGCGCGGATCCTTGCCCGTCTCGTGCTCCGCGACAGCCTGCACCAGCGGGCGCATGTAGTCGTACTGGTGGACGTCAATCACGTCGTCACCGCGCACCCCGAGTGCTGCTGCCACGGCCGACACGTAAGCCCCAGTGGCATTCTCGGTCGGCGGTGCCCAACGGTTGATGATCTTGCGAACGGTGTTCAGCCCGTGGCGGTCCTGGTAGTTCTGCATCAGCACTGCCAGCGCTCGGAAGCCGTATACGGGTGACTCGAATACCTCGAAGCGCGGCTCAGCGAGTTGGTCGGTGTTGCGCTTTTCCGGGGGTAGGATGCCAACCCACTTATTCGCAGGATTGTGCTCGATGTTGCCTGGGTTGTTGTTCCGCACGCTACGCGGGAGTCTTGCCGTCATTTCGTCCAGCCTCTCATTGTGTTGTTGGCAGCGGGTTGCAGCCGGTCGTTCAGCTTGTCCAGGCTGGCGCGAACCTCGCGGAAGTCCTGGCGGTTCTCCTCGCGGATCTTGTCCGTCGCCTGTCGCATCTCGGCCGCGACGTTTGCCTGCGCGGCCGAGATGCGGTCGACGTCAGTACGGAGCATGCTGATGTCCCGCTTCTGCTCGACGTCGGCTCGGTTCAAGTCGTTGTAAGTCGTGACCCCGAAAGAGATCACCCCGGTCGCGAGAGTGACCAGGGTGATGATGGTTGGGATGTTGATTGTGAGATCCATTCGGAAGCCAGAGCGCGCCCCGTCCGGGAGCCGCAAATTCGGGTGATGCGTCGACTCCAGCGAACGGAGGTTGTCTGACATCAGGCAATTCCTTGTAGTTAAATCAACATTTGGTTGAGATGATAACCGCGACTCCACTACGAGGCAAAGCGCCATGTGTCAGCCCTCCGGTTAGGCCAAAACTACGATCTCACCGCCCGCCACTCGCTCCGATAGAGCAGTCAGCTTGCCAATCCCTTCTTGCAGAAATCGGCTCAGCTGTTCGAAGCATTCCTGCTGATCCTGCGAGAGGCTGAACTCCGCCTCCATGCTTTCCATGAGATCAAGGCAGCACTGGTTGAGGAAACCGACCTCTAGCAGCTCCGCCCGCAGCCTACGCCTCAGAATCTCGTCCATACCAACAGCCCTATCTACTCCGCATATCAGACTTTCGGAACGTGGCAAAAACGAGAACTCCATCACAACTACCTATTCAGGTAGTGGATAGCGCTCTTTGATCGCCTGGACGGCCGCGACCCAGGCCGCCAGGTCCGGCTCGGTGCCAGCGGCTATAGCGTCAAACTCGGCCTCCAGGCGCAGCGGGTCGGACTCGGTGCGATAGGCCTGGCGGCGAAGCTCCTGGACCTCAGCGAGAAGGTCGTCGGGATGGAACGCCAGGTCGCCGACCGGGACGCCAGCGAGTGCGGCCGCCTCGTCCAGCGAGCCGGTCCACTCTGCGAAGAACTCGCCTTTCAGTAGAACTCGTTTCGTCATTGTCATGCGCTCTGTGAGTTGACGGTCGCGATAGGCGCGACGTGAATGCCGGGATCGACCAATCCGCCGAAGAATGCCGGACAGGCCATAGCCGCAACGGAACCCAGCGCCATATAGAGGAACGGGAAGCCGTTGTCGTACCCCTGCGCGCTCTTTTTGGAAATCCTGACGTGCTTCCATCCATCGCTCGGGGTCAGTACCTGTCCCGGCAGTACAGACGCACCATTCAGCCAAATCTTGTAGTCAGTCGTCGGGGCCGTTGACGGCATGAAGTGAAGCGATCCGGCCTCCGCGCGTATCCAAAGAACCGCAGTACACCAGCCGTTGGCGATGAAGAGCGCCCTCGACGAGTTCGTCATCTGGAGATAACGGGTCGTGCCGTCGGCGCCCGTAGAGCCGGTCGTTGCGTTGGGGCCAGCGGTCAGCAAAGCGGTATAGAACTCCACGCCATAGCGGGCCAGGCTGCCACTTGACCGCCCCATCGCCGCCAGCAAGTCCTGGACACGTTGGTTCAGGTTGCCAGCCGTCCCGCCGTTTGTAGTGTTGTCGTAGATGTACTTTCCGCCGTCAGCAATCGACGCGCCATTCCACGGCGTCAGGAACGAACTGGAAAATGCTTCAGTGAAGCGCAGGACCAGCGGGTTGATACTGCCCGCATAACGCCCGCTGTCAGGCATCAGATTGAGAAACGGCATGCCGTTGAGGTCTGCCCCGGCAGCGCTCCCAAGCTTGCCCCACGCCCCGTTGTTGCGTGCGTAGTTGCTGCCGTCGCTCGGCGCGTCCGACATACCGCCCACCAGCTCGACCCACGCCGTGCCGGAATACTCATACGTCTTGACCTGCCCGCTCGGCGTCGTCTCGTTTGCGACCTGGACACGCCAGCCCAGCCGGGGCGGCATGTACTCCCAAATAGCCGTGGTCGCACCCGTTACCCACCAGCGGGCCAGGCGGTTCTGGTTCGAGCCGCTACCGGTAAAAATGTAAGTGTCGCCCTCGGCCTGGCCGGAAGTCGGCAGCGTGGCGACGCGCCCCTTGACGACCGGTTGGCGCAGGAAGTCATCCCAGCGCAACATGCGGATCAGTTCGCTGTAATGCCCCTCACCGGGGGCGCCATTGATCAGTAGGCCAGTGTTCGGCCCCATATAGAGAGTCATGGTGCTACGCCTCCTAATTCCTCGCCCAGGTGGAAGCCCAGGCCGTGTCTGTCAATCACATGGTCATGCCGCTGCCAGGACGTCGAAGTGGCGCCCGTACCTCGAACGGTCTGCAGAACGAGTCTTAGGTCCTGCAGGACGCCGTCGGCGGTGTCGTCGGCTAGTGGGTAGTTCCAGCTCGTACTGGTGAGACCCGAATAAGTGCGCTTCAACACTGACCCGCTGTACACCTGGAACGTGTAGGTCGTTCCGGTCTCAGGTCCGATGCTGCTCGTAGTGAAAGGCACCAGGCTCACGGTCTGCTGAGTGCGGTCTCGGTGAGCCCAGGACGACGCCAGCGGGCCGTAGATCGCAGTGGGGAAGTAGGCGCCGTTGATCGTCCAGTTGCCGGGCGGGTAAGGTCGCTGGGCGCGTCCAGAGAACACAACGTCGAACGAGGTGGTCTGCGCGAGCTTCAAGGTGCCTTTACCGGTACGCGTCAGCGCCTTGTAGTAGGTGCGCTCGCTGATAGTGCGCTGCGTCTGGTCGTACCCTGCGAAACCGTTGTCCGCAAAGTAGATGCGCGCCCCAGCTAAGTGCCGAGCTGGGACGGTGTCTAGGGTGCCGCGCTGAAGGGCGAGCACCCCGGTACTCGGGTTGACCGCAGTGACGATGAACGCTTCGTTGTCGATGTATGCGTAGCTCTGCAGGCCGACTCGATCCACGCCGTTCATGTTGTTGATCGTCACCGATATCGGGGCGCCACCGAGGGGGATGTCGGCAGTGATCGTCCCGCTCGGCGTGAAGTCCCCGTCGCCCACGTCGGTGAACGCAGAGTTGTTTGCGCTCGCGTGGAGGTCGTAGTCGTACGCGTCCGCAGTCGGCTTTACGGCCAGGGTTTCACCAAACGCATAGTCGTCGGGTAGGTAGGCGATGTCAGCGGGATCCAGGTTCTGGACCACGTCCCAGTACGGTGCCTCGATTGCCCGCGGGGCGACAACTGGCAGAGGATCGTTGATGGGGTCCTCCCAGCCCGACGGTTGCTGCGCGACGTATGCGTTAGCTGGTAGCCCGAAAATGTCCTCCAGGGCCTCGATAGTGATCGTCCCGTCGAGCAGGTTGCCTTTGTTGATCTTGATGATCCTGAATGGCACCCCGTTGAGGCCGAGCTTCGGCCATGTGAACTTGAAGACATCGGTCACGTCCCAGTCCCACGCGACGCGGTTGACCATGACCGTGATCTTGGCGAGCGGGGTGGAGACGTTGTTCAAGTCGCGCATCGCGACGCGGACAGCAAGGCTCGGTTCACGTATGCCAGGGTAGGACCTGGTGACCGAGATAACGGCACCTTGCGCTTGGATACTGGCTAAATCATGGACCGCTGGAGCAGGCACTTCATTCTGGTCACGGTCGGTGTACTTGACGATGACTTCATTCGCGGTGTCGCCCCACGCCGTGCGCTGGAACGATGACAGCTTGATCACGTTCGCGGGACTCAGTTCTTTATCGAGCGTGGCGACGTCGTAATCGTTTCGGATTAACCGAATTTGGAAACGACCGGTCTTCGGATCGTTGCGTATCGAGCCGTCGAAGTGGGTGAGCACGAGCTTGACGAATTCAAGGATCGAGGTCTGCTCCATCCAGAGTAGCGACAGGCCAAACCTCTCGTCGTAGAGCTTGTCGGCCGCAGCGCGAAACGACGCGTCGTCGATGTCGTCGGGCGAGTAGCCCATCCCCCATTCGAGGTTCGTCAAGCACTCGTACACGATGTGTACGCCGTTCATGTCCTCACCGATCTTGGCTTTCTGGGGATACCAGGGGGTATCTCTGCTCCACCCTTTCGTGTAGCGCGAGATCTCCAGCCAAGGGGACTTGAAGTACGGGTTGCCAGATGACCACAGGAAATCCCGGAAAACAGCCGTCACGATCCCGCGAAACGCCGGGAGTGGGCCGTTGATCCACTGCTGGAGATAGGGGTTCTTCCCCTGCTGTTTCCCCCCGAACATGAGGTCGACGTAGCCAGACACGCCACCCTCGCGCTTGTCACCCCCGAGTAGCTCCGGGGCATTGACGAATATCTGCGCATTGTCGGTGACATTCCCTGACCAAGCCTCGCGCTCCCCGTAGATAAACCGGTGGACTGCATCAATGGGCCCGTGGGTTAGCGCGAGTTGCACGCCCATGCGATACCGGTAGCCCGTAGTGACTGACTTGCTGCGGCCTCCCATTATCGGGCACCCAGGCGCTCACGCGCTTTGTCGAGGGCTGCTTGAACCATCGCGTCGTCCACCCCTTCGAACACGCTGAACGGCAGACCATGGTCCCGAAACTCAGGCCAGCTCAGCCCCAGGCGCCCAAGCACTAGTCGGATACCTTGGTTGCAGTACCGAGGCTCCATCGCGTGGCAGTCTGCGAGAGTCAGGCGAGGTTCTGTCATTTCTTGCCACCTTTCGTCTTGATCGGTTCGACTGATGGGGCCCCGTACCAAATCACGTTCGACTGCTTGATGATGTTCCGGCCAAAGCAAACGGGGATGCAGCCACCCTCCTCCGCTGTAGGCACGTCGAGCTGACCCGCAACGGGTTTCTCTGGTTTTGGGGCCATCGACAGCGTGATCGCATAGCTCACGACTGCCATGACCAGGGCTACGAATAGGTATTCAAGTCCGGTCATTTTGTTTTATCCACAACTATTAGTTGATTCTCTCAATAAATAGTCGAGCCGCCAAACGGATTCTTCTTCGGGATATAGGGCGTCGCGCCGCAGTTGTCGGAGTTGCCGAACTTCGAGTCACACGTCGCGATCAAGTGGTCACAACCCGCGTACGCAGCGACCACTTGGCCACCACTCAAGGCGATTGGTGGAGACGCGAGGATCAGAGTGCCGGTGGCGCCGACGGATTGGCGTACCATGCGCTTCTCCTGGTTCCCATGGATGTTGTTCTCCCAGGTGACGTACCCGCCCGCGTAATAGTCGTCAGGCTTACCGATGGCGGCCTGCAGCACTAGCCCCAGGCCAGCCATCGCGAGCACTGGGGTATCATCGCGGAAGTCGTCACGGCTCACACCGCAACTGTCGTTATACAGGACGTAGGGGCATGTTATGGAGAATCGGCGGCGCAGCCCCGGCCGCTGAAGGGAGGAGAACACGTTCTCCACGACCGCTTCGAGCATCCCCTCTCCATTCCAGGCGACGTTGATGATGCGTCCTTTCCAGATCGTCACCAGCTCGCTCGGGACCAGGTAGTTCTGCATGCGGATCGACATCGAAACCACTTCACTGGGCGGCTGCACTCGGAAGACCTCGCCGAACCCGGCATCCGCGGGGAAGACGGCCGTATTTCCCGTCTTCTCGGCATCGACTGTAGGGATAATGTCTTCGTGGGAGCACGGCGCGGCGATGTAGCGCCTCCCATCGAGCACGATGTCCTTGCTAGAGGTGTTGTAGTACCAGTAGTTGCCGGTGTAGCTGACTTCGAAAAGCTCAATGGGTCGAGCGTCCTGCACGCTGAGTTCGTTGTCTCCGATGGACATGGTTCACTCCAAGATCGTTGTGAATGTGGTATCTACGGTCGCCACCTGGCTGGTCCGCCATACCAGCTCGACGCGGTCGGTAGCGAGCCTGCAGCGCATCAGCAGGTGGAGAGCACGAACCTGGTTGACCTCGATCTGCAGGTTGAACGGAGCGTCGATCGTCAGAAGCGTGTAAGTTCCATCGGTGGACACGCCCACGATCTTTCGGAAGAACATCTGGCCGTTCTCCAGGCGCAGCATCAGTCGGTTCCGCGCCGGATCGACGCCAACCATGCCTCGGAACTCGTTCTCCTCGACAGCGATGCCGACGTCGGAGGCACCAATGGCTCTGGTGACTTTGAAGTCCTCGTGCCAGCTCGGGACATAGAGCGCCCTGGCTTGCCCGCGCCAGCGCCCCAACGCCTGCCGGAATGCCTTGATCTGCTGCCTCCCGTTCAAAAGCCATGTGTACCGCCTGATGATTCGGGGGAACTCCTCGGTGGGGTTCCACAGCACAGCGCCCGCTTGCTGGTCGAGAGTCTGAAACTCATACGCGAACGAGTTATCTAGAGGGCTCACCCAGTTCGGTTGCCGAGTGATCACCTCCAGGCCTTCGTACTGGACAGGGGGAGTTCCAGCCGGCGTGTATGGGTCCGTGGTGTTCGGGTCACATGTGAACGAGATGGACCCGGTCAACGTGTTGTTCGTGTAGCGCATCAGCGGGACGGACGTGGGGAGATGCCCCAAGACCATTGGCATCACCGCCGTATCGACCCCCCAATCGCTTTCCAAGGGGCGCCGAAGCGCGAGCCTGCCTGCCGCCACCGTGTCGATCTCTACGACCTCCATCGTCTCCGCGTTCTGATACAGCACAGCGAGGGCACCCGCTGCAAACGAGTACGTGTCGGTCGGTAGAAGCAGCTCCAGGTCGCCCCGTTGGGCGTGCACGGTGAGGCGGGGTTTGTCCGTCCATATCGGCATTGCGTATATGCGGTTCTGCCAGCCCCACAGCAAATTCTCCAGGCGCGCAGACTGTTGCCGGGTGAGCCGCAGGCTGTAGCTCAGTTCCCGCCTGGCTTCAACGCGCAAAGAGCGGCGCTGCTCGTTACCTGCGTAGGATCGTAGGACGTTCGTGAGCCATTCCAGCGGCTCCGTTACCGGGGTATTCCAGTTGGGGCCGAAAGGGAAAACCACAACACGACGCCCAGTGACCTCGGCGGAATAATCCGTGCCGTCGACAGTCCACACGTACTGTGCGTCGATCACAGCCGGACCATCAGTTGAGACATTCAGGATGTAGGTGAGCTGCTCCAGGGGGCGCAGGACGTAAGGCACCGCCACTGGCTCGGTGACGCTTATACCAGCGTCATTCACGCGCTGGAAGGCGGAGATCGTCTTGTTTTCCAGGAAGCCGTTCCAGACGCTGATCGTACGAGTCTGGTTGCTCAGCAGATTGCTCAGTTCAAGCAGCGACGGCTCTACCAGCAGTCGGTTGTAGAAGGTGTCGTTGACGCCGCGCCATCTATTGCCGGCGATCTGCCGAGGGATCTCGGGGACGGCCCCACTTCCGGCAAGCGGCCCTGGCTGTAGCTGCGAGCTGATCTCCTCGACGTCCAGGTACGCCGGCAGCTCCTGGTCATACGCATTGTGCGCGTGTGGCCCTTGAGCGTCATAGAGCAGTGACGGCCATAGAGTGCTCATTTCCGGTACGCCAATCCGTAGTTCTGGGAGTTGATGTAGTTGGTGCTCGGGCCGTTTTTCTGCTGTATCGGGAACACCATCCAGTCGGTGTTGACGACCTCCTTCGGGTTCAAGTTGGTAATGTTGATCACGCCAGCATTGGCGACGTAGCCGAGCTGGTAGAAGGGCCCCGATTGCCCGGACGACGCTACCAGAGCGTTCGCAGGGACAATCACCGACCGGCCGTTCTGCGAGTTCGGGGAGCAGTCGACTAGCTGCCGCCCGTGGTTGTCAGCCAACGGCGTCCAGAAGGACGTAGTGCTAGTGTAAGCGCGCCGGCAATACGCGGTCGGATCACCAATAGGTGTCCTGATGTGCCCGCCGAGGGAGCCATAATCGCTAAAAGCACCGCCGATGTCCCCGTTGAAAAACGGGATGAAGTTGTAGCTGTTGAACAGGTCGTACGGCCCAGAACCGCTGCGTGTGTACAGAGCTGTCCCCATTACGTACTGGCTTCCAGTCCACGCCCCGTTCTTCTGCAGCTCCCCGAAGTTGAAGTGCACGAAGACGTTTGTGACAACTTCCACCGCCACGTTGACGCCGTAGCCATCGCTGAAGAAGTGGTAGCCCACATAGGGGCCGCCGAGCATGTCCGTTCTGCAGTTCGCTGGACAAGCCCCCACTTGCGTGTTCGGGTCGCCACTGGACGAAACCGCTGTGCTCGTGTTCATGAGAAGGACGTCTCGACTGTAGGCTGAGCCTCCGCTGACACCGTAATGCATCGTGAAGTAGACGCCATTCTTCACAAGCGAACGTACTTGCCAGTTGGTGAGCGTCGTACCGCTACCGGACGAGAAGGTCCACGAAGGGCCGACGGTGAAGCCGTTGGCTGCACAGAAGGTCTGCAACGCGGAAATGAGGTCGGCGAGCCCACTGGCTACGCCCGTTTGATAGGCCATTTGTTTACTCCAGCAGAATGGCTGCGTAGTCGCTAGCCGTGGTCCGAAACGCGCTCTGGACGACCAGGTAGGTCTTGCCGCCGATTGGCAGTGTGTTTTCGGACGCGTTGTTGTAGCCCGAGATGTGAAACACCCCCTGCAGCTCTCCCCACACGTTCTTGCCCGCGGCAACGGAGTAAAGGACTACCGGCTGCAACGCGTACTGATTGTCCGGGGATGGCCTGAACGCGATGCGGTTGTAATACGGATACGTTCGAGCGTCCGGGGTCGGCGAGTAGTGGATGTTGGCGAACGATTCGACTGTGCCGTTAGGGCGCCGCATCGTCAGCGAGGTCACACCGTCGTTGGGGTTGTAGCTTGCGGGGTTCCAGAACGACGAGTTCTCCTCGGTCTGATCCGACCATCGGCGGTCAGCCCCTGCATTCGCTCCACTGGCTACCGGGTACGGGATCTCGGTCGGCAGGCCGTACGGAAGGATGAATCCGCCGTACATGCTGGCGTAAGTCGTCGAGACCTTTGCGATCACGATAAAGCGGCGGCCATTGGCGATGAACCAGTACTTGATGGCTTGGTTCCACAACAGCATGAAGCTGCTATTACCCACCCCCGGTTGCGCGCTGTAGAGGGCGCTCGGCTCGAACCCTACTGCGTAGGTGATCATCGCGTTGTAGACGTCAGCCTGCGCAGAGCTGGCGGTACGGATCGCTAAGAAGATCTCATCCTGGCCAGCCAAGCCGGGACCTTTCAGAACATACTCCCGATCCGCAGAGGTCGCGGCCATGTCTGCCGCTGAAGGGTTCCAGTATTGGGTCCAGCCGTACCTCGCCGTCATGCTGCTGAATGCTGATGCCGGAATGATCGAGAAGGCGCTGTCGCCTGGAGTCTTCCATCCGAGGCTGAGTCCCGAGTAGCTGGTATCGCTAAACACTGCGTCGACGACTATGTCGTGCAGCCCCGCAGTTAGGTTGATAGTGAACGTCTGAGTGAAGGGGGTGTTACTGGTCGACCAATTTGGCGAGAACACGCCTCCGGCGAGCGCTCCATCAATCAGCACTCGGCACTGCTTGTTGACGATGATCGAAAAGGCATAGGTTCCAGCACTCGGAGCGTTGAGCTTACCCTGGAAGCGAGCCTTACAGTTCTGCACCGGGAGTGCTGTAGGGAACGAGTCCGGCATTGTCGAGCGCGAGCTGCCATAGTTCGCGAAAGCGATTCGGCCGGGGAACGGGAAGCTGATCGGATAGTCTTCGTTGCGCAGTACCTCCCACTGCTGGTCGCTGCTAACCAGGTCCGGGTGGGTGGATAGGAAGGTCATCAGCTTGTTCATCAAGTCGATGTTCCCGTTTGCGGTGCCGGTCTCGACGGCCATTGTCATCTCCCTACGAGAGTCTTCAGCTCCGACCGATTGGCCGAGAGCACATTCATGATCAGTTTCTTGCCCGAATCGGTAGCCAGGGCCTGCCGGACGAACGACTCCGCATCGACGGTGTTGATGACCGTTACGTCTTGAGGCGCCGATACAGAGCCCCCTTTCCCGCCAGATAGGCCGCCGTTCAGTACGTTGCGAGGGTCGTCGTCGGTGAGCACTTCTTCATTCTTCTTGAGGATCGCCGGGTACTCGTCTGGGGCAATACCGGAAAAACCTCCAGAGTGGTAACGCGGGGCGTTCGCGAACCAAGGCTCGGGGACCTTGCGCGTACGATTAGTAACCCCGCCAACAATTCCACCCGAATGGAAAATCGAGGCGTTCGCGGCGCCGTTTACGAACCCGGCGACACCCGCCCCGAATCCCCCGCCACGGAGAGAATTGAATAGGATCTGCTGCAAAATCATCTTGGCCATCTGCAGCAAGAAATCGGCAGCAAACTGCGCGAAAGTCTTTCCGAAGGCCTTTAGGCCGTCCTCGCCTTCGGCAATCGCTTTCGCCATCGATAGGAAAGAGTCCGCAATCCCCCCGGCCACGCTCTTGTTAACCTCAGACTCCGTAATGAGCGTGTCTTTCACAGCGACAGCTCCGTCTCGGATCTGCTCTTGCCGGGCGATATACGCGTCCATCGCGGCTTGGTCGGAGAAAACCTCTTTGTGCGCTTTGGCCCATTCGATAGCCGCTTGGGCTGCTGCCTGTATTGCGGGGACAGCACGAGCATCAATCGCCGCAATCCGCTCTTTGGCCTCCTGATCAGTTAGCAAGGCGGCTTCCTGCTGCGTACGAACGGTCTGCAGGAGTTGAGCGCGCAGTTGCACCTGATCCGTAACCGCCTTCTCCCGCCTATTCAGCTCCTCAGTGTTGTATTTGACAGTTTCCTGCTTCTTCAGCAGCTCGACGTAGCCCTGCAGCGTCGTCTTCATATTGGCGGCCATGTCGGCGCCGCCAGGGAGCTTCGAAAGCTGCTCGATCTTTCGGAAGACTTTCTGGTATTCGGTGTCGATAGCGGCTAAACGCTGTTCAAGCGAGAGCTTCTCGTTGCGCTGGATCTTCGCCTCCGCGCTCTCCAGGGCGCGAGTGAGTTCCTCAGCCAAGGCGATCCGCTTCTTGACGAGCTTCTCGTACTCCTTGTCCTTGCCACCACCGCCGACCACTTTGCTGGTCGCGATATCCGGCCGTGGCGTTGCGCTCGCAGCCCCTGGGGCCGTAGAGCCCTTCGCCGGCTTGTCGATGTCGGCAAGCATCTCGGCGCGGACCTGCCGGATGACAGCCAGCTCCTCCTCCAATTGCTTCTTCAGCTCCGCGGGCTTCCCGCCAACGTTGAGCTTGATCTTCCCGAGCTTCTCGGCGACGGACGCCGCACTCTTGGCCGCATCATCCAACCCGGCGAGCTTGTAGCCGGACTCGAACATTCGAAGGGTCTTCTGGAAGAACTCGACAACATCGTTGAACGACTGCTTCAGCGCGTCGGCGGCGGATCCGGAGAAGCCCGACCAGAGGAGCTTGAAGTTGTACTTCAGTTTGGTGAAATACTCGTCCAAGGCGGTGACCATGATCACGCCAGCCTTCTGCACACTAGCGAACTCGTTGCTGAAGTACGTGCCGATCTGCCAGCCGACCATGGCGGCCATCAGCACGCCGAAAGCCCCCTGGATCATGCCAGCGGCGCCCTTCCCTTTTAGCCCCGTTGCTGTTAGCTCAGCCCGCAGCGCAACGAGTGCCGGCAACAGACGTGAGGTGATACTGGTGGCCAAGCCGGCAACAAGCTGTGCCGCCTTCGCCCCGAACGCCAGCTCCACCGCCAGCTTGACTTCGTCGAGGTGATCTAGAAGCACACTCAGCACCTGAACCACGGTTCCGAACAGCGAGCTGAGGTCCTGAGCGAACTTCTTGCCGTCGTCGCTGCGGAAGAACGCGGACAGCTTGGTAATGAGCTTCCCGTACTCGTCGGCGAACCCCGACTCCGCGATCAGCACTTTGAAGTCGAAGACAGCGGTGTTCAGCCTATCTTGGTTCGAGGCCAGGGACTTCATCGCCGCCGGTAGCCGATCGCCGATCGGCAACAGTCTTCTTGTACTCTTCGGCGACGAGGAGCAGTTGCTCACTCGTTATAAGGCCATCCTTCATCGCCTTGTCGAGCTGCGGGAACTGATCTTTCAGCGCTGCAGCCGCGATCTCAAACGCACCAAACAGCCGGTCACCCAGTTGCCCGCGTAACTCTTCCGCCTGGATTTTGCCTTTCGAGTAAATCTGCTCAAGAGCCTTGAAGACCCCGTTCATGTCATCCGCAGTCAAGTTGGCAACCCGACCGACCTCCATGAACGTCTCGGCCACGTACCGCACCTCTTGGCGGCTACGTCCGGCGAGAGTGGCCGCCGCAGAGAACTTCGCATACCCCTTTGCGGCCTCTTCGAATGCCACCCCGATCCGGTCAGCCTGCTGCCGGATGTATTCGTACTCCGCACTGATAGCCTTAGCGTCGTTGCCGACCGAGAGAGCTAGTTGGTTCTGAACGCCCTGCTTCGTGTTGAAGGCGTCAACTGACTGACTGGCTAGGTTGATGGCACCCTGGAGACCGCCGTATGCGGCAACCAAGGCGAGCAGTTCACCGCGCATACGCTGGAAGAAGCTCAGCGTTGTCCTGCCGTTCGACTCGAAGAAGTTGGTGTCCTGCGCCGCGTCCTCTGCAGCGTTGCCGTACTTCTTAACCGCTGCCGATAGTTGCCCCACGGCTTGCACGCTGGTCTTAGCGGCCTGAGTTAAGCGTTCCTGCGCACCGGCAAGATTCTTTGTGTCTACACCAGCTTGTTGTAACTCAGAGCGCATCTGTCGCGTGCGAGCGACCTGTTGCTGCATCTGTCCAGAGGCGCTCGCGAGGTTCGACTGGAGCCGGCGCAACTCGCTCTCCATCTCCGCCGTGGGCGCCTCCGCCTGCCGCATCGCGGCGGCGTACTGCAAGACCTGGCCGCGAGCCGCTGAGAATGCGGCGCGTGCGTCGCGAAGCGACTGTAGCTGCCGCTGGTACGCTTCGATCCCGGACGCCTGCGTGGTCAGTGCACGCTGTGCCTCGGCCAGTTGCCGCAGCTGACCGCGGGCGTCCTGCACAGGCCCTTCAATCCGGCCGATGGCCGACGCGAGAGCATTGACCTCCTCCTCCACCCCACCGAGTGTCGAGCGAGCAGCGCCGGCCGGGTCCAGGATCTGCTGCAACGAGTTCTTGAGCGCTCGGTTGTTCTGCACCAACCGTTCGCCGGCTGCGCCGAGGGTTGTGTAGCCCCGTGCAGCTGCAGTCGCCTTGTCGGCCATTTCGTTGAGCTGTGCAACAGCCGCGGCCTGCGTACGTCGCTGCTCAGCGACGTCAAATAGCGCCGCATACTCACGTTCGGCCTGTTGCCTACGGTTTGCCTGCGCCGCCTGCGCCGCTTTGCTCTGGAACGCGTCCGCCTCTGCCTTTTCACGAGCGGCACGCTCTGCCATCTGTACGCTTACCTGCTGGAAGCGCCGCTCTTCCGCCTCGCGCTTTGCCAGCTCCCGAAGCCAGAATTGGCTGTACTCGCTCTCCGCTACTTGACGCGCTGCAACCGCCGCCTTCGCCTCGAATGCCTGCGCTGCTGCCAGATCCCGTGCTGCGCGCTCTGCGTTGGCCATATTAGCGGCAACAAGGTCAGACGTTTGAGCCTGCCGGGCATTGACATTCGCCAGCTCGCGCCCGGTAGCCAGCAATTGATCCTGCGCTCGCTCCAGATCCCCCATCGCGAGACCCGCAGCCTCGCCTTGCGCCCGGAGGTCGGCCAGGCGTTTGGACTGGTTCGCAACAGCCTGCTCGGCGCGTTCGACGGCTTTGGCCAACCGGGCCTGAGTGTTGGTCTGGCGCGCAGTCACTTTCTCAGCTGCTTCCATCGCAGCCTGGTGGTCCCGCAGCCGAGTGCTCGCTGCGCTAAGGCGGTCCTGCAGATCCTTGAGTCGAGCGCTCTGCGTCTCGAACTGCTTGATTAGCGCCTGCTGCTGGACGAGCGACTTCATCGCGTCTTCCAGGCGTCGATAGACTGCGTCCAGGTCCTTCAGTGACCCCTGACCCCGCTTGGACGCGTCGACCTGCGCATCGATAGCCGCGTTGACGGCCTCGATCTCTTTTCGAACATCGTCCAGGGTCTTCTTGCTGAGGTTCTTCGCCCTGATGACAAGCTCGACGTTGCGCGTTTGATCAGTCACTGTTCTGGATCCTCTTCAGGAGGGTGTTCAGGGCGTTCTGCCCTTTCTTGCCGCCGAGCACCGTACCGATGACGGTCTGCATCACGGCAGCGTCTTGTACCGCCCTCGCGTTGTGCCTTTGCCGGACGATCCGTGCCTCCGACCACAAAACGGCCAGGGGGTACTGCCTGGCGTGAATGTGCCCTTCCGAGAGGAGTAGGCTTACGTCGCGGCGGACCCCTTGGTAGAAATGAAGGAAGCCTGAGTCCGAGTCTCGTCCGGAAGCCCCGCGCGTAGGCTCATGAGCAGAGTGATCAGGGACTCCATCGCCTTTTTTATTCCGCCAGCCTCTCGGAACGTCAGTTCGCCGATCTGGGTCAACGCCTCGACTTGTGCGGTGAATGGCAGGCGGCTGGCACTCCTTACCAGGTCTGCGCTCAGCTCCTCGCCACTGCAGGCTGCAATGATGTTCGCGGCGAGGCCGGGTGCCTGCTGCGCGATCCCTAGTGCTGCGCGTTGAAGCTGCCCATTGAAATTTCCGCCGGCCTGCTCGCTGTTGATCAGAATGGCGAAGACCGCCTCGAAGTCAGGCATGTGAGTTCTGATGAGAAGCGCGAGAGTCTCAAGAGAAAGCCCCTCCACGTAGAAAAGGGGCTTCCCATTGACACAGACCTCACGGCGCTCCGGTGTGTAATCCGAAAGTGCCATGGGTCATCCTCACGCAGGCGTGCCGCGGTTGGTGATGTACAGCTTCCGCAGGTTGCCCTTCTTCAGGAACTCGATGTTGTACGGGATGGTCTGCCAGTCGTCGCCCGACTTCAGCGCGAAATCCCCGTTGGGAGAGAGCTTCACCCTCGGCCAGTAATAGTCCATCTGCTCGCCTTTCGGGTTGAAGCCGATGTAACGCAGCGCCCCTTCGATCTCGTCCGTGCCGGACAGAACGACGGTCTGGGTGTAGGCCTTGACGTCGTACGTGGCGGTCACCTCGTCGTCGTCCGCCAGGCCCGTGGCGTCGACTTCGATGTAGATGGCCCCCATGTCGAGATCGACCTCGTAATTGCCCGCTGCCGCGACATCGGTTGCGCCCTTCTTGAGCGTCACGTTGTCGAGGTGTCGCAGCCCTTGCGGGGAGGCCTCACTCACACCGAGTTGGTAGCGACGACCACGTTTGACCTTGAAGGTCTGGGTCAAGGCAGTTTGCGCCGTTTGGGTGAGGTTCTCGGTGATGCCACGGAAATAGAGCGCAAGGTTCTCGACAACGATGTTGTCGGTGGTCACCTGCCCAGTATCGTTCTGGGAAAGAGTGACGCTGTCGTCCTTCTCGTTGACGCCGTGGTCACTGTCGAAGTGGTCCAGGTTCTCGCTGTCGGTCGAGGAGGTGATCTCCGGGGTATTGCCGAGATAGCGCTCCCCGGTCCCCACGGTTGTCCCCGGTGCAAACTTATCGAACCAGACCTCGCCGCGGGTGAGCGCGTAGTTGCGCCCGTTTTCGCCTTGAATCGGCATGATGTCTCTCCAGTTGTTTTATCAACCAAATGTTGTATTTAGGCGGAACGATACGGTTCGCCGACATAAGTGGCAAGACCTACTTGCACAGGCATGTAGAAGTACGCCTTGCTCGACACCTGATTGTCGGCGGGACGCACGACCCCAGGGCCGTAGCGAAAGCCGGAAATCAAGCCGCCGAGATGATGGGCGACCGGGTCGACCGGCTTCGGTCGCCCTCCACCCTTGGTTTCACGGACAATCAACCCCAAGCGCTCGTCGACAGCCGCCATCAGCCAGTGCGCAGGGTCAGTCGGGTTCGCCTTGTCCTCGTCCACCCAACCCTGCAGGTAGAGCGCCCAGTTACGTTCGTGCTGCGCCTCTTCTCCGCCGCCGTAGATCGGTGTGTCGGGTCTGGGGGCTTCAAGGATCGACAGCGCCGGCAGCGGGGTGTCGGCACCGAAGATCGTGCGACCACGAAATACGCGCCCACGAAGGTCGTACGGGTTCCCGTTCTCGTCGTGGCCGTAGACGCCTTCCAGGTGTTCGGTCAGCCGCTTCAATACGAGCAGGCGCAGAGGAAAGTCAGCCATTGGTCAGCCTCGCAAACTGCCGCCAGAATTCAGCGACGGCCATGTCGCCCACCTCCGGTGCGATGTCATCGCTGACCGACCGGAAAACCTGATCAACGGACGGGCCGTAGAGCAGCACCACACCATTCCCCAATGACGAATAGTTCACATTGGCCGCCTCCCGTCGATTGTGGATCTTCTCGCCTGGCGCTAGCCGTATCGCGAGGCCGATGTTGAACGTCTGGCCGTCCATAACTCGACCCGAGCGGAGCCTGAGCAGGAAGGCCTTCTTCATGTACTGCGCGCTGCCTTTGTGGACCTCAACCATGACCCCGCGCTGCCCAGGCCTCGGGTTACGCACGAAACGTGCGAGCGACGTGGGGCGATCACGGCCAGTGATCACCGCTTCGAGATCGTGGTTCCTTGCGAGCTTGCTCACACCCAGGCGGTCCCCGGTGAGATAGCCGGCAGGGAAGTTCACCTGGTCGCCCACTTCCTCGCGGGCGCGCCGTAGCGCAGGCCCCTTGGCGACATCGTTGATCGCCATCCTCGCAGCCTGCGTAACGTCCTCGGGCATGCGCTCGAAGTAATCGGCGGGTATATCGAACGACCCCTCCATGTTGATAATCATGGGCGAGCCACCAACCAGATTTCCTCCTCTGGCCCATCTGCGGGTTCCTTTGCGTCGAGGATGAGTTCGATCCCATATTCCGGAATGGTCACTCGCCCCGCATACCGCACGTTGAGCTGACGAGCGTCAGCAGCGGCAAAGATCACTCGGTCAATACCCTCGATCCGCTCTGCCCAGCCGGAGCTTTCGAGATCGCCGAACCGGGCAATCTTCGAGTGCCACCGCACACGGATCGGTTGAGGTGCACTCATCGAGTCATCCTGATAGAACGCGGCGACGCCGAGGGTGCTATGCACCGCTCGACGCAGCTGCGCTTTCGCTTCTGCGAAAGAGAAGGCCATTACAGGTCCTCGTCCCCTTCGCCAGCGGCGGCACCCTTGAGCTTGGCGATGATGTCGACTTTCTTGGTCGCGTCGCCCAGGTCGACCTCGCGCGCCTCGGCCAGCTCCTTCAGCTGAGGCACGGTCATGCTGTCGTAGTCGGCACCCTCAGCGGGTGCGCTACCACTGCGGTTCTGCTCTGCAGTGTTCGCCGCGGCCAGGGTATCCGGGTCTTCGTTGATCACCTTGCGGAAGAGCAGTTGCGGGTTACCCTGGTCCTTCAGCTTCTTCTCCAGGGAGTTGATATCCGCCACTTCTTCCGGGGTGAAGTCGAACGGCTTGCCGATTTCCGGCATGACGCGTTTACCGTCGCGATTCACGACGATGGTGCTGAGGGGGATGCGCTTCGGCATGTTTTTCTCCTGTGAAGCGGGGCGACCGCCGCCCCGCCTGGTTGGGTTAAGCGACGCGGATGCGGAAGGTCGCGTTGGGTTCACCGGGGACCATCAGCGGCGCGGACTGGCTCAGCAGGTACTCGACGCTCGGGTCCTGGTTTTCCCAGTTCTTCATGAACACTTCCAACGAGCGATACCCGACACGGGCGTCATGGATCGCGCCAAAGCAGCGAACCCCGTCGAAGTCGCCGACGCCCACGACATCGTTGGTGTCGAGATACGGGACCTGAACCCCGTTGTCGTCGTCGTAGCTGCCGCTGTAGACCCAGCACTCGAACCGCCCCTGGCCGTTCGCACCGGTCACGGTGCCAGCGAACTCGGCGCCCTCGAACCCGTCCAGCAGGCGCGAGACGCTGGTTTCACTGCCGCGGAACGTGGTATCGAGGAGATTGCCGGACTTGGGATCGTCAAAGCCCATGCGTTGGCTGAACAGGTCCCAGGCGTTTTCGCCGAAGATCACGCGGCGGACGCGGGTCCCCGAGAGGTCCGCAGACGTGCGGCGTGCGCCCTTCAGGTCGACCAAGGGTTTCGCGGTGGTCTGGTCCCACTTCGCGGCGCCAGTCAGCGTGATGGTGAGAGAAGGGTCGCGGCCGAAATCGACGAACCTGGTCGGATAGTCCTCGCCGGAGATGGTCACCGATCCGTAGATAACGGCGTTAGCGGCCAGCCACTCGTTGCGGTTGGTCAGTCTCGCCTTGTGGTCACGGGTCTCTTCGGCGATAACAGCGTCTCGACGCTGCTCGTTGCTGAGCGGCTGATACGGGACTTCGCCGGGTTGATGGGCGATCACTTTGTTCGGGTCGATCACCGACTTCGGCTTGACATACGCCGGGGCGTACCGGGTCAAGCGCGACCCCTGGCTGGAGATCACCCGCCCTTGTGCGGTCGGTGCAACGAACGGTGCCAGCTTGCGATAGCGCCGGTTTACGTTCTCGAAGTCGATGTACGGCGTTTCGAAGTTAATCTGCCGACCGAAGAAGTTCAGCCAGAAGACCGGCGCGTCATCGACGCGGCGGCGTACCTGCAGCAGGGTCGCCAGGTCATACAGTTCAAATTCCATAATGGCGGCTCCTCCTCAGAGCACGGAAGAAATGGCGATGGTGGCAGTGGTGGCGAATACCGCTCGACGCTGCGCCAGCGTGGTTACGGTCGCCGGCCAGATCAGGACTTCATGGTTGAAGTCGCCCCCGGTATAAAACGCGGAGTCCTGGCCCGTGGAGCCGGTCGCGCTGGTATCCACCGAGTTCAGCAAAATGCCTGCTGCCTTTTCGCTGCCGTCGGTGCCAGCCGGATCGAACTTGACGATCTCGTCGCCGACGATGGCGATCACCTCGAACTGCGCGAACTTGAGGCCATCTTTTACGGGGCGCCGGTTGGTGGTTACCTCCAAGCTCCCAGCGAAAAGCTGAGGCGCCTGCGGAAAGTTCATCCGACCGCTGCCTGCGAGAAACTCTGTCATGGTCTTCTCCTGTTACTTGTTGTTGCCGTAGGTGCGGCCAGAAGCGGCGCCATGGGCCTGGAGGATCCGGTCAGCCTTGGAGAGCTGAGGTGCGTCTTCCTCACCGCCGGCGCCGAGGTTGGGGTGCTTGTCGTTGTCCATGGCTTGCTGGAACGGGTTCGCCGCGGACGAGGAGTCGTCGGTGCTCGGCGCAGACGCGCTGAGAGCCTTGCGTGCAGCTTCGACCGACATATCGGTATCGAAGGCCAGGTGGTTGGCGAGGGAGGGGTTACGCTTGGCCTCTTCGCAATTGAGGATCCCTTTGCAGCGTTCCTGTTCGGCCTTGCGCTCGGCCGCAGCGTCGACCGGAGTGACTGCAGGCTGATCCGCGCTTTCGGCCTCCGGCTTGGTGGTTTGTACAGACATGGTGTTCTCCTGGTTGTCGGTTGAGCCAGAAAGCTCGGACAGCAACGCAGCTACCGCCTGTGTAGGGGTCGATACTGCGTCGATGAGGCCGATAGCCAGGGCTTCGTCGGCGCGGTAGCACGCCGCCTCGGTATCCCGGACTACCTGCTTATCGAGGCCGCGATTACGAGCAACCGCCGCCACGAAGTCGTCGCGGGACTTGTCGACCCCGCGTTGGATGTTCGCCCTCACGTTGTCGGGCAAATCGCTGAACGGATGGCCGTCGACTTTGTGTGCCCCGGCGTAGATCAGCTCGACTTTCAAGCCGATGTTTTCCAGTGCGCGTTCGAAGCTGATATGCATCGCAACCACGCCGATACTCGCGGCGCCGCCTGTCGGGGTTACGTAAACCCGGTCACATGCACTCGCAATGGCGTAGCAGGCCGAGTAGCAGTTGGAATCAACCACGGCTGTGAGGGGCTTTTGCCCCCGCGCTGCGTAGATCTCATCCGCAAGCTCGAAGCACCCGGCAGCCTCTCCCCCATAGCTGTTGCAGTCGAAAACAACAGCCTTTACATCGTCGTCGGCTAACGCTGCGTTCAGTTGCGAGCGAATGAAGTTGTACCCAGTGACATACCCCCAGCTCGCGCCGAAACGATTGATGAGGCTGCCGTGGACGGGTATCACAGCGATGCCGGCTGCAAACGCGAATGGCTTTTGGGCCCCGGTCTCTTCAAAGCCATAGGCTGCAAGCAGACTGGCCTTGCTTTCCTCCGCTTTGGCGTTCTCCTGCCGAGCGTCTGCCAGAGAGAGCGCACGGAGGTCCGCCGCCACTTCCGGGATGCCATGGACGCTAACCAGCGCCTCAGTCATGTTCAGGCGCCCGAGCACTTGGCGGGCGATCAGTTCGCTCATGCTGCCTCGTCCTCTTCGTTGTTCGAGTTCGTGTTATCCGGGTCATCAGCCAAGGTGCGCTGCGCCTCGTTTGTGTCGCTCTGCTGCGCATTCATCGAGAACACCAGCTTGTACTTAGCGGCCAGGCGCTCCTCGCGAGCGCGCTGCGCAAACAGGTCGCGCCAGTCCATACCGAGCTTGGCAGCCTCGATCTCGTACGTAGAAAGGCCCGACTTGATTCGGAGAAGGGCCGCTTGAGTCTCTTTCAGCTCGTCGATCTGCCCGCGGCTAGCGCCGATCCAACTGCAGGCGCCCAAGGCGTCTTTCACCAGGGGCTCGTAGAACCAGGACGCGTTTTTCCCGCGTGGTAGCGGGATGTTCCCGGCGTTGATTTCCTCTTCAAGCCAGAGCAGGTAAACGAAGGTGGCGAATCGGTCAGCGACCGCCTTCTTCCTGGACTGCATGAACTTCCAGGTCTCGGTCATGCTCGCTCTGGCCGAGCTGTAGTTCGTCTTCGTGTAGTCACGAGTGAACTGCTCGTAGGAGAGCCCCAAACAGGCGGCGATATGGCGAAGCAGCGACTGCTCGAACCCATCGCCGATACCCCCCGGTTGCGCCAAGCTCTGGATCTTCAGCTTGGTGCCGGGGAACAGATGCGGCATCTTGACTCCGTCCACCTGGATGCTTTTCGACTCATCCAGGTAGGAGCTGAGCGCTCCCATGTACGAGTTCAGGTATCCCGCCATGGGTCCAAAATCGAGAGAACCGCCGCCGAGCTGTTCGAAGACCATGTTCGGCGGCAGCTCCGACTCGACGGCTGCTGCGTACGTAGCTGCGACGACGGCCTGTTGAAGCGTCACGTCCTGGAAGCGCTTCGTCATCCGCATCTGCTTAAGCACAGCGACCATGTCGGCCACGCCCCTGGTTTGGTCCGGCAGCCGCTGCTCAACGATGTGCAACATCTGCTTGCGCCCCCAGGGTTTCTCCGCAGGGATGTAGCTCCAGGTGTACGAGTCATTCCAGGGGTCATTGGGGTAGCCGTTCCGGATCCAGTAGCCTCTGTGCTGGCCCCGCTCACTGATCGCCACGCCACGGCGCAAATACTTGTCGTCCGAGCGGCCATCGGGGTTGCACAGGCGATCCGGAGAAAGGAGCTGCACGGCGGTGCGACATGGCCTGCGCGCTTCCCTGATCCACTCCGCAGAAGCCAGGTCTTCGCCCGTCATTACGAAACTCGCGACGGCCAAGCGCACCATCCCGGTCAGCGTGTTGCGGCGAGATGCGTCCAGCCAGCAATCCTGTGAATCGGCAAGCACGTTGAAGCGCGCCTCGACGACCTCTTGGAAGTCTTCAGCCCACCCCTCGCTCACGCCGAGGGCCCGGTAGTTCGGCTGGGCATTCAGCCGGTACTGGGCGCCAACGATGTTGTCTTGATTGAGCGCGACTGCACCGGAGGCATACCCGTCGTTCTGGACAATGTCGCGCCCGCGAGCGTCTGCAAGCGGTTTACCGCCATTGATCGCTTGGTCCGGAGAGCGCACAGGCGGATACCAAAGCATGGTCTCGCGAGAGGTTCGATCAGCCCCCTCCAAACCTCCGCCAATTGCTCGGTGGGAAGGTGGTGCCGCGTCGAGCAGTAGACTCGACTGCTGGATGCTGCCCATCAGAAAACGAACCTCATCGGTCCATTCGGGCGCCGCACACCAGCGGGGCAGAGCTTCCGCTCCAACTCCTGTATGTACAGATAAAGGCGCGCTGCGTTTGCAGCAGTGAACTCGACCCGCTCACCATTCTGGTCAACGATCACGCGAGGCTTGTTGCCTTGGATGAGCGCCTGGTAGGCCCGACGGGCCTCTTCCAGGTCTTGCAGGGTTGGTTCGGTTCCACACGACATTTGCTGCGCCTCGGGTGAGAGGATTTCTCCATGCAGCGAACTTTACAACATTTTGTCGATTATACAACTCACAGTTGATTTCATGGACAAAACTAAGCCATGGCTTGCGCGAACTTGCCGAAGTCGTAAGTCTCTTTTTGCGGAGCAAAGCGAGGGGCCTCTTCCGGCGCACTCACTAGAGAGTTCCTGTCCCACTCATCGGCCCACGCTGGTGGTTTTTGCCAGTCCATTTTCTCAACAAGGAGTAACGAAGAGACGCAGACTCCGATGCAGTAGTACGAGAGGTCCCACGCTTCGTTCTTGGTATGCGGCCGCTTCAACCAACCTTTCGCTGTTCGGTCCTCCGCGCACATCTCCTGATACCACCAGTCCGGGAGCCAATCCGGGAAACGGTACATCCCATGCCCTGGCGTGATGCAATCCAGACGGGCGTGCAGCGCGTCCTTGAGAACATTGGAATTCAGAAGGAGCACAGGGACATCGCCGCGAGCAGCCGAATGGCGGTCCTTCTTCGGCGCGTCCGGGAACGATATCCGAGCCCGAGGGACTCCGGGGCTGGGGTCACCCTTGACCAAGTGGAACCGCCCATGGCGGTTTTCCCGCTTCAGCCTGCGATAGAAGTCATAGGCCATTGACGTGACAGATTCCCCCTTGTCCTTCGAGTAGCCGCCTGAGTCGCAGGTAGTCAGCTTGATCGCCATCCGGCGGCCGGAGCCATCGGCTAGAGGGTAACTCCGGTCCATAACGTCCTCGATCAACAGGTCCCAGTCGTCCAAGTACGTAGCAGGCTTCACCCAGAGATGATCCCCCGCGTCGTCCAGGCGCTTCGACTTCCGGATCTGGAAGCGGTCGACCAGGCACATGTCGAAGGGGGTCCCAGGAGCAATGCCGTGGACCTGGACTACAAACATGTTTTTCTGCACGTCCACGTTGGCAACTAGGAAACGAGTACCGAGCGGGACAACCTTCTCGCCCAGCTCTTCGGCGCGAGCATGCAGATGCTCAGGGAGGCGTTCTGAATCGACAGCCTTCGGCATGTACGGGACACCCAGATCGGTGTTGTAGAACTTCTTCAGCGCCTCCTCACTCCCTGTACTCGCGTACTCCTCCTCCGCCGTTAAGCAGAGACGTACTAGTTCCGCCCAGTTGGTGAACGCCGCGGCGACTCCGTTTAACCAGAAACTGGCGATCTTCGTTCGCCGGGGTTGCCCGAAACGCCTACCCTTCGCGTCAATCCCTTCGCCTTCTTTCAGCCACATACCCCACTGCTGCATCTCGTGGCGCCAGTCCGGGTTAATCGGATGCCCGCAGTGGGAGCAACGCATGAACACCGATTCTGACGCGCCAATTGGGTCTAGCTTTTGGCCTTGACGGTTTTTCCCGTCCCACTCAAGTAGCTCGAAGGTGCCCTCGAAGTAGCCGTTGCAGTGTGGGCACGGCCAATACCAACGTCTCCGGTCTCCCCGATTGTAGAGGGCGAGTATGCCGTCTGCAGGAGGCGCTGCATGAGGGCTGGTGCGGATCCACCGCGGGTTCAGTAGCGGCTTCGACGGCGATGACTCCGCCAGCGCCATACGGTAACTCCCGTACGTGGTCGTTCGCTTCGCTGCCAAATCGTATGGATTACCGTCCCCTTCGATGTCCATATCCATCCGGTCGAAGTCCGTTAACCCCACCCGCGGGACAGGCTTGCCTGCAAACTCGACCACGGAGGGCCACGACATCGTCAACATCATTCCGTTGACGTAATGCTTGTCGAACGTATTATCCGCGTCCCGCTTCTTCAGCAGCAGCTCTTCCATTACCGGGCTATGCCGGTGCAAGCGGTCGATACGCCGCATCGAGAAGTCCCGCGCCGCAGCTGTCGACGGGTTATAGAGGATCATATCCATTGGGTCGCACTTCGCTGAGTGCAATACCCAGTTCAAAATCAAGGCGTCAGTTTTCCCTGACTGCGCAGGACCTACAAAAATCACCCCTTCGAAGAACCGAGAGTCAAGCTCGTTCATCGGCTCAACGAGATACGGCGCTTTATCGTTGCGCCAGTAGCCTCGGAAGGAGCCTGGGTTGTTCAGATAGCGGTACTTCGCAGCCGCTTCCGCGACGGACAGGCGTTCGGGCGGATTGAACATGGCCGCAACGCCAAGAGCGATGTCCTCGACCCGTCTATAGGTCGTCGTCCGCCTCCGGCGGCTGTTCATCTTCGCCGAACTGCTTAACGACTGCCCCATGCAGCATCTCCAGTAGATCATCAATGACCTCGTTGAGGATCTGCCGCTGCCGCGGGCTCAACTCGGTCTGGTTGTTGACGGTGTCACCCGCCAGGATCAGGGGTGTACGAATGGCTTTCACCAAGTCCGCATAGACTTCAACGACCTTCGCGGTGCGCCATAGATCGCCGGCCTGTTCTTCGAACTTCTGCTTGTTCAACATCGCTTGCCAGAAATCTTTAGTCAGCTGACGCGGCAAGCGAGAAGGATCCAGCCGCTGCACATACGCAGCGATCTTCTCCAGGTCGCTGAGGTCGAGGTTCTGCTCAACGAGGTACGGCGCCGCATCCTTGACTGCATAGATTGAGTGGCCAGCGCGGCGCCCCACTGGTTGTACGTTGGTGGCGAGCTTGCTGGTCACCGTCCGGTTGTCCATGCCGAAGAGCCGTCCGAGCTGCGAAATGCTCGCTCCCTCAAAGAGGATCTCTTTCGTCCCCTCGTCCATGACCTTGCTATCTGGCCTGCCAGCCATCGCGCACATGCTCCTTTATCAAAGATTGGAGAACCGACTCCGGCAGTAGCTGGACGGCCTGGATATGGCGCTGGAGGTACTTTGGGGTAGTTCGACTGAAATTGCGGTACTGGTTGTACGTCGAATAGGCGACACCAAGCAGCTCGGCGGCGAACGTAGGCCCCAAGCGAGTGTGCTTTTCGAAATCAGCCAGTAGGCGATTGGTCGCTTTCAC